TGCTTCCATCCATCGTGGTGAATACTGTAAGTTTGCCTGGGGCGTAAACATAGTATACGCCAACGATAATAATCCGGATAATACGCCACAAGTCTTTGTATCTCGGTTCCCTTAAAGTAAGTGTTTAGATTTATAAATTCTTCAGGCCTACCACATGTTCCCGAACCTTCATAAAAATTATTATCCCCCAGTTTACTAGTAATACATAATTGTGTATGATTTGTATGCCTATTTCTAAATTTCAATACTTCGTTTAATAGTAAATTAAAGTCTCCATTGTATGTTTGTAAAAGTCTAGATTTCATTAAATGTAAGTTCTCCAACTTACATGTGGAATTTCCATGGGATAACTTTTTCTTTTGTTTACTAATTCGTAATATGAGGGACGATAAGGCATTCTTCTGGGCTTAATTATCTTGTCACTCTTGGTGTGGTTACACGGTCCGCAACTTGCTACAATATTGTCCCAGGATGTTTTACCACCTCTGACAACTGGCACTACGTGATCCATAGTGATATCTCTGTTAACCAAATTTATGCCACAATATTGACATTCGTACTCATCCCTGAGGCTAACATTGTATTTGCTAAATCTGGGAGTTCGATTAGATTTAATGTAGTCTCTGACCATCATAACGGCAGGTACTTTAGTTTCCCAGCTAGTAGAACTTACTATCCAGTCATCATACCAATCTAAAACTCGTACCCTATCCATCCATAGATATTTAATAGCATCCTGCCATGCTACAGCACTGATAGGTAGCAAACTAAGTGGACTTCCATCAGCATTTAAAACCAGAGTATCCATTATTTCAAGTATTCCACAAATTCATTAAGGTTGCTATCATTTAGGCGGAACCAAGTAGCATCGTCCTCACCAAAGAAACTCACGTATTTTCTTCCTATATAATAAGGCATCATCATGTGTTTGTCAAGTATGATCATTGCTTTGTGATTAGCTTTATAGTCTGTATCAAATTTATAACGATCAAAATGTCTGACCATGACTTGCTCGCCAAAATATGTCAATCTAAGTCCGTGTGGTTTATTATTTTGATATCTGAAATTGGTAAAAAGTAATCTGTAGCGATCAGTGTCCATGAGATCATAGTCCCTGGCGACAAGTTTTCTTTCCCAGATAACATCGTCTCTTACTGTATTGAGTATCTGATAATGTATGGTGTCAGTATGCCTATCCACATCTATATTTAGTCAGGACATTCAGTGACAATTTCCCCATGTGTAAGTTTTACAACTTGAAATCCAGTTGTAGTAAAAATTTTATTTAATCTCTCAGCTAAATTAAAAGCATGGCCAGGATTACTAAATGATACTTTTTTATATTTGGGCCCAGGATAACTTACTATTTGGCTCAGTGATCGTAAATTTATGGGCTTACCTTCGAAGAATACACTGTATATGGCATCAGCTTCTAATACTTGTTCTGCTTTATATGTATGCTTATTGACTGCTTCCAGCAAAACAGTGGGTTTAGGTCTAGACATGTACCTTCCCCCCTGATGATTTTTCCAAGTTTTTTAGATCATTTAGGTTTTGCTCTATGTTAAAAAGGTATGTCTTTATCATTGTGTGTCTCCTGTATCATTATTTATCTGATTTGGAGATAAACACTATGGTTAATCTTTAAATTTACCAGCGTCTGCGCTCATTTTCTGTTGACGTATGGGTTTAGGCTTAGGCAAATCTGTGGTTTCTGTCAGAGCTTTGAGAACAAAATCTACATCTAAGCTAACCGTTTTTTTATTTAAGTTTTTGAGATTTGTTAATTGTGCTATTAGAATGTCACGTGAATTTTTTGACATACAATGACCGATATTTTTTATGTTTAATGTAGTAATCGTAAGAACACAGTACATTGATTAGCACAATTAATGCAGTTTGTAAGTTTATCCAATAGAGGAAGTTTACAAAACTCACCATGGTGCAAATTACAAATATCCAAAAAAACCAATATGTTGACTTGATTCCCCTTGCCAATTCCTCTTTATGAACGCGAGTCATTGCGATTCAGGTACTTCATTCTTTGCTTTGCTTCCAGTTCTGTCTGAAACGGTCCTTCAAATCCGTAACGATAAAGAGTTGTTGCTTTGGGTGCTCTGGCATGTTTCCATCCCTTGTCGAAATGGATACAGTAATATCCTGCGGCATAATAAACGTCTGAACCTTCCAATTTAGTATACAATGGCAATGCTGGATCATAACCAGCATCTCCCTCTTGAATAGCATATGGTTCAGCGTAGTCTATTTCGAATCCCTTGACGTAAAATTTATCTGGATTTACCACAGGCTGGTCTATTTGTTCTTCGAAAAGTTTAATATTTCCAAAGTAATCTTTTACTGCTTCCTCGCCCTGAAAGTTTACAGTATCTTTGCCACTGATGTATATAAAATTATCTTGTATGTCCTGATTGAGGATGCCTATGCGTTCACCACCTCGATTAACTAGCCAGGCTACATCAGATATTTGTTGCAATTTTGTTAAGTCAAAGTTTGTCATGTGTTTTCCTATTTGTGTATGTTTTATTTACCATTTAACTGACTTCGGAAAATTCTGCATCCATTGCTGAATCATCGTCCTGCTCATCATCATTTTGTGACTGTGATGCACGTTGCTTGGCTTCAAATATGGGATGCATGGCATTCTGTAAATCAGTCATTCTTTCCTGGATGATATCTGCAGAATCCTTTTCTATTGCTTCAAGCAGAGCTGTTAACGCATCATTATATGTGGAAACTTGCTCCTCAGTGAGCATAGATTTAGATTCTTCGAATTCAGTATTGCATTGAGATATCAGACTTTCTGCAGAATTTTTAGCTTCCACCAATTCCTTGGCTTGTTGATCCATTTCAGCATTTGCTTGTGCGTCAGCTACCATTTGTTCTATCTCAGTTTCGCTCAACCCACCAGAATCTTTAATTGTAATATTCTGTGCAACACCAGTAGTAGCCTCTTTTGCAGACACATTTAGAATACCGTTTGCGTCGATATCAAATTTTACCTCAATCTGCGGAACACCTCTGGGTGCGGGTGGTATACCATCCAGGTTGAATTTACCTAAAACTTTGTTATCCTTAACAAATTCCCGTTCTCCCTGTGCAACCTGAATAGTTACTGCTGATTGATTATTTTCAGCAGTGCTAAAAGTCTGTGATTTTGCAGTGGGTATGGTTGTGTTTTTTTCTATCAACTTTGTCATGATGCCGCCCTGGGTCTCCAAACCCAGTGAGAGTGGAGTAACATCCAAAAGCAATACATCGTTGGTGTCGCCTGACAGTACCGAACCCTGTATAGCAGCACCAGCGGCCACGGCTTCGTCTGGATTGATATCCTTTCTGGGGGCTTTTCCAAAAAATTCTTCTACAGCAGTTTGTACTGCTGGCATGCGCGTTTGCCCACCCACTAAAATAACTTCATCGATATCACTTACGCTTAGACCGGCGTCACCCACGGCAAGCTTACATGGAGCTATGGATCTTTTAATTAATCCCGCAACCATGGATTCAAATTTGGACTGAGTAATTTTTAGATTGAGATGTTTGGGACCAGTTGCATCAGCTGTGATATATGGAAGATTAATATCAGTTTGGCCAGAAGTCGATAGTTCCACCTTGGCTTTTTCTGCGGCCTCTTTTAATCGTTGCAATGCTATCTTATCATTTGTGATATCTATGCCATTTTCCTTGTTAAACTCACTAACTAGGAAATTAATTATTTCATTATCAAAATCTTCCCCACCCAGGGAGGTGTCTCCATTTGTGGATAATACTTCTATTTGTGTTTCACCGTCCACGTTTGCAATCTCAATAATAGAGATATCAAATGTCCCGCCACCCAAATCATAAACAGCAACCTTCTTATCTGTGCTACTGTTTTTATCCACGCCATATGCCAAAGCGGCCGCGGTGGGCTCATTGATAATTCTCATTACTTCTAGTCCGGCAATTTTACCTGCATCTTTGGTTGCCTGACGCTGGGAGTCATTAAAGTAGGCCGGTACAGTAATCACAGCCTTTGTTACATTCTCGCCTAAATATGATTCGGCATATTCCTTAATTTTACGCAAAATTTCAGCAGATACTTGCTGTGGCGCTAATTCCTGATCGTTAACATTTACCCAAGCGTCACCATTGGTAGCTTTTATAATTTTATAGGGCAAATTGTTTAAATCCTTCTGGATATGTTCATCGGAAAATTTTCTACCAATTAATCTTTTTATAGCATACAAAGTATTTGTGGGATTCGTCACAGATTGTCTTTTTGCTGACGTGCCCACTAATACTTCATCTTCGGTGTATGCAACAATGCTTGGGGTAGTTCTGGAACCGTCAGCATTCTCAATTATTTTGTAGGAATTGTTTTCCACCACTGATAGGCAGGAATTTGTAGTTCCCAAGTCGATACCGATAATTTTACTCATAGTTTGTTCTCCATAATGTGTGTCATTGTTCAGTCTCTTTTGAGCTCCGAACTAATTCTCTTTGTGTTGACATCCAGGGCGGTAGTGATGCTTCTGGATGCGGCATGGGCTTGCGATAAATTTTATCTCCATCACGTTCGTAAATCCATACGTATCTGGGAGTCCCATTTTCGAGTATCCACTGAGCCTTATCGGCCTCAGTGTATTCTGCGTGTATATTACTTATACTTTGCATTCAAGAATCTCGCAAAATCGTCAGGATATTCTGCAATTCTGGGCAAATTCCATGTGCTACAGAATTTAAGGAAGTGTATGCCTACCTGTGACACTGCTTCTGAGTCTGTGGCAGAGTCAACTGTCTCAAACATTTTAACACGAATATCCTCAGGTTGTGCCGTAAGATCAATCAGTGTGCGATTACGCTCATAGTCATCTTTGACACGGTGCTCCTGTTCCTCATGGTCAACCCATCGCTGTAGCATAAAGTTATTATAGTCATAGCCGCCGGTGTTGCGATCGTCATATGCTTCACGGATGCCTGTCTTGTTTTTAGTGCCTTTTAGTCTTGCGCCTGGGTAAGCACTAAAAACATTGTCAGCACTGTCGCCTCTGACACACTTCTCGAATAGTATCCAATCTGGCTCGGGTGCTGATTTGACTTGTTTTGTTTTGTTGTCTATCTTAGCCTTGCCCTTGATATCAAAGAAGCCTTCAGTGCTAACAATAGTGTCTGTAACGCCATTGTATTGTTTAACATTGGATGCAATAAGCTGATAGAAGTCAGAGTCTGTGCTAATGATGGTATGGTTATCATCGGGGTGGGACTGTATCCAACCAGCAATCAAGTCATCTGCTTCCAGCTCAGGATGCTGTATTACAGTACAGTTGGATTTATCACGCAAAAATGTAATTAAGTGGTCATAGGACTCAAAGAAGATTTCGTCATCTTCTACTTCCCTGGCACTACGCTTTGCAGCAGTTACTTTGCGGTTAGCCTTGTAGGGCGTATAAAAGTCCTTGCGCCATGAGCGCCCCTCTAAACAGAATACTACGTGATCGCCATTGAATTCATTGTACATTTTCTTAACACTGTTAAACATAATATTTAGAGCCATGCCGACCTTGAGGTCAATATCTTTAGCGCGGCCGGCCGCGTGTTTAGCACGAAAGAATAAGTTAAATGTATCAACAATAATGTAGTTAGACATATGTATCACTCTGCTAGTATATCAAACATTGTAACACGATTTAAAAAGACTGTCAATCAGTTTGCAGAAATAATATTGATTACCAATGGTATGGCCTGATTATTTATAACTGTGACGCGCTCCCCACGATTTAAAGCAACTTTGTTAAACAAATTTAGATCAAATGTTTCAGATCCAGATACTATGGTTCCAGTCCCCACGTAGGTTTGAGCAATACCTGATCGTGAGGTAAATGTATACTCCTGCATACCATGTACAGTAATTGTTGTAGTGCTTAGATCGTCTGTGAGCTTTAATTGTTCAATCTTTACTTGCTCATTATCAGCAAGGATATTGCTATTTGTTTGAACGAAAGTGTTTTCCAATAATTTCATGTGTTGAATAAATCGTCAAATTTACTTGTATTAATAGACTTATTTTTAGAGTTTTCCAGGTCTCGTTTGAGATCAATCCTTAAAAATTCTGGTATTTTATCCAGCATATAGCGAACTTCTTCTCCCGTCATATCAGAAACATGCTGATCAATCACAGGTTGAATATCATTCATCAGTTTGGCTAGCTTCTGCTTGGCCTGGATCTCTACGGACATACTCTACATCTTCCACAAATAAGTTTTCGGTTGTCTCCTGTAAACCATAATCTAGATCTGCTCCTTCCTGCGCTACAATAGTTCTACAGATACGATTGAACCAAATGTTAACTATCTCCTCATCTGACTTACCCACAATGCCATGCTCTGTTAACATCTTAACAAACAAGTCATTGTAATCCAACTCAAAATATCCATTGGCCACGTTGTCAGGATCAATGCCCATGTCCAATACATTTACAAAAGGTTCGTCTCTGGCGTTAGCACATTCCTTTTCATATTCTGGGTGTGTAATTTCCCCTGCCTTGAGTTTAGCAGATAAGACATTGAGTACGGATTGAACCGGATCGCCATCAGCATCGATCTCTGCTAGTTTAGCAGTAAGTTCCTCGCCCTCATACAAATACTCTGCTTCTGCTACTGCTCGAGTTTTGCCTCTGAGTCCCCAGGATCCTGGCATCATTCTAAAAGGTAGTTTAGCCATTTAATATATTACCTGAAATATTTGATTCGTCGTCACCTACTATCTCATTGAGAGTTTTAGGACCATTGTTTATGTAGGTGCACATGCCATTACAATCAGGTTGATTACAGGGTACTCTGACTTCAGATATATGTACTTCTGGGATTTGTTCCATGAGTAGTGCGGCACCACATTTATTACATCTCATCATAATTTTAGTTATCCATAATTTCTAGCAAGGGTTGTATTTTCGGAGAGTAGCTATCAAGTACTCTTGCGCTGTATCCTAGTTTGTTTATTTCTGTTATTAGCCACGTGGAATTATATATAGTAAGTAAAAAATTAATCTCCTCAGGAATATTTTCATTCAGATCAAGTATAATATCATTATTGACAAAGTATAACCCAGTATCGATATTATTGAATACATTAAAATCCACTGCCGAACCATAATCTTTAATACGCTTTGAGTGTAATAACTTTATAACTGACAAATTAAGTATGCTAGAGTACACTACACCCCTACTTACTCTAACCATTTCAGAAATATCAAACACATAATCTTCCCACGAGCTGTGAGTATTTACACTAAAGGAATACACAATATCGAATGTGTTGTCTGCAAAGGGAAATTTTAATAATTTTTCCCCCTGGGGATTATAAATCTGATTGTATCGATTATAATGAACTGTGTTGGCCGCAGAGCAGTGGCTCTGGATATATTTTAGTGCCTCTAGATCAACATCCATACTGGTATAATTTTCTGGTAATATTTCACCAGTTTCTATTCCATCT